CAATGCCTACAAGCATATCAACGGATCCAATCCGATCACAGCTGTGGTCTCAGAAGGCAATACTATTCGATATACCGGTTCATTTACTCCTGATACTGGAACTCTTGATGTACCGCAAAAGCAATATAATGATTGGGCAGATAATATCACTACCAACAGATTTACAGTAGCCACTAGTGAATCGGGAGAAACAGCGGTAGTCGCGTCAAGTAAAACCTCAGCATGGGTCAGTCAGTGCGAATGTGTCATACAGTTTTATTGGACTAATGCTGATGATGCTAGATATTGGTTTAACAGTGGCGGTAGAATTAGGATCAGCGCAGCTCGAACCGGCGGCAACGGCGAGGCTCAAAACACCAGTTGGACCAATCTTCTCAGTGCTGCAGGCACACAGCATTTCGGTGGTGCTGTGCCTAACACAGGCACCACTCCCAACGATGGAACCAATTGGTATAGAACCAATAATACTTTTCAGACATTTTACACAGCCACAGCCACTGGTGCTTATACATCCAACAACTATCGCCTACAAGCTAGATGTGTTGATGTGCCTTCAAACAGCGGAGGCACAGCAGCCAGCGGTGAAATACGAGTATTGTTCACAGACGGATACACCGACTCGGGTGCAATAGGTCCTCCGGCTTTGAACCCGCCCCCTGGCGATGACATAGACGGCACTCTCACAGTCAGTGTTTCTACACTATTCGCCACAGGTATCATGGTTCCTAACAGCGCAGTATTCGCCGTAACCAACCCCACAATTGCTATTGGCGCCGTTACCGGCTCTTAATTTATTTCATACCACATAGTTTCCTATAAATAAACTACGCAGTTTATCAAGGAGAACTCATGAACGCACAGTTGAAAGCGGTATTGGATTTTGCCAATTATCAGCAGACCTTTTCAATCCACAAAAAAATTCTCAAAGAACGCACAGCTGCCAAACTGATGTATGGTTTTTCTGGCGGCTTGTTTGCCGTTGATAGAAATCTATTGACATTTGTTGAAATGCTGTGTGCCAAAGGCAGAGTTTCTGGAATAGTGCTGTTAGACGTCAACGAAAATCCTATATTGATAGAAAATCTAGAAACGTTTCGTGATGAAATCTTCAGCAGATATTTTGAAGTCACTAATGAATATTTTCAAGAATTTGACAAGATCAAGAAATCTAGATCCGTAGAAAAACTTATTGCACAATGACCAAGGGTATTTTAATTTTTGCACACAACAATCGTGAAGTAGACTACGGATTGTTAGCAGTGATCAGTGGCGGACTAGCCAAAAAACATCTTGATGTGCCAGTATCATTGGTTACAGATCTCAGCACCAAGGAATGGTTGATCGAATCACACACATGGCAGCAGGTTGAAACAGTATTCGAGCATGTTATAATTGTAGACAAACCGGTCACGGATAATCAACGTGGATTACACGACGGAGTAATCAATAAAAAAATACCATTTTGTAATACCAATAGACACTCGGTATGGGATCTCACACCCTATGATAAAACACTGCTGATAGACAGCGATTTTTTGATATTCAGTGATAATCTAAACAAATATTGGAACATAGAAGCTGACGTAATGATAGGTGATTCAATCAATGATATCTATAGCGAGGATAGATTAGGCTACCTTGATAGATATGTCTGTGAAACCAGCTGTAAAATGTATTGGGCAACCACAGTGATGTTTACGAAAAACTCACAATCTAAACTGTTTTTTGACACAGTGAATTTAATCAAAGAAAATTACAAGCACTACGCTGATGTCTTTAGATTCGATCACAGACAATATAGAAATGACATTGCGTTTAGTGTTGCCAAACACATGCTAGATGGATTTGAGAACATGCACACACCAACATTGCCACCTGTGTTATCAGTAATGGACAAAGACATACTCACTGCTGTCGACAAGGACAAATTAACATTCTTGATTGATCATCGATTGGATGCCACATACTGTGCAGCATCTGTGACTGGAGTTGACATACATGTGATGAATAAACAAAGCATATTGAGACACCAACAACAGTTAATGGAGTTGATATGAATTTTGGATATCTGCTGTTTGTGGCACACAATAATGACATTGATTATCTCAAGTGCGCCTATGCTCTAGCTCTGAGTATAAAAACCACACAAAAACCAGGATATGACAGGGTGGCACTGGTAATTGACAACAAAGAATCACTTGCAAAATTATCAAGTCCTTGGGTGTTTGATACAGTGATTGAATGGGACCAAGAGAAATATTGGGATGGTAGATCGTGGATGGATCAACTGTCCCCGTTTGATCACACTGTGTGTCTTGATGCTGACATGTTGTTCCTACGAGACTACAGTCATTGGATTGATTATTTTATTTCCAACAGCGAATTATATGTGGCCAATCAGGTCTACACCTATAGGGGTGAATCAATCACAGATCGAACATATAGAAAAACCTTTGATAAAAATTGTCTACCGGATTTATATTCCATGTGGACTTTTTTCTCTAAAGATTCTACGCTATGCCAGGAATTTTTTGAATTGGGCCGACAGATTTTAAAAAATCCCAGTGAATTCACTAATCAGTTTTTAAATGAGCACAGACCCAAGGTGATTGGCACAGATGAGGCATTTGCACTGGCTGCTAAAATACTGGATATCACAGATGACATTGCATACCGTCTACCTTTTCCCCGAGTAGTGCATATGAAACCAATGCTGCAAAACTGGCCTTGGCCTGCTGACACATGGAGCGATCATGTGGGATTTTACCTCAATGCAGATGCTAGATTAAAGATAGGAAATTTTCAACAGACTGATATTGTGCATTATGTGGAGAAAAACAAAATCACAGATGAGTGCATACATATCTTGGAGACCAAAGCATGGAAACTATAGAAGATTTTGACAAATGGCTGAGAGAATACAAGCCACCGATCACACAGTATGTAGCGGTGTTTGATCCAAGCACGGGCCAAGTGATCGGCGTAGGACCAGATCATGCTTTTGCAGATCAAAAGCATGTGGTGCAGATACCAAAAGAAATTGCTGAATCTATAATCACAGCTGAAACACAGATACACAACTGTCAAATAAACATAGAGTCGGGACAGTTAGAGATAGCTGAAAAAAAGACACTAATAAAATTAGATGATGTGCTGCACAGAATTCCTGATATCAAATATTCGGAAGAACTTAAATCTGACATACATCTAACATATAATTCAAAAAGCAAATGTTTGAAAGTTCAGCTGTCCGCTGAGTTTGGCGGCACCAAAAAACACAAAGGCAGTGTCAGCACAAGAAAATTTATTTGGGATGGCACCACTGATATGGATTTTTTAATCACCGATTACAACGATCCCAACTTGATCTTTGAGATGTTTTCTGTTAAACTAAATGAACTAGTAAGTCATACTGTGACAATTAAAAACATAGAATATGATAGATTCAGTGTGTATACAAGACGCCTATTTAAAAACTATTTGATAGAATATAAATGAAAGTTATAGAATTTGATGTGATTTTCCTTAGCTATGATGAACCCAATGCCGATGTGCATTATGCAGATCTATGCAACAAAGTTCCTTGGGCTAAACGTATCCACGGCGTTAAAGGTAGTGATCATGCACACAAAGCTGCTGCTAATCTAAGTGAAACAGATTGGTTTATCACCGTGGATGCAGACAATATTGTAGATCCTAGATTTTTTAACATCGACCTTGATATGAGTGATCCTAAGATACAGGTCTATGGATGGTGTGGCCGTAACGCAATCAACGGTCTTCGATATGGCAACGGTGGATTAAAAATCTGGCGCAAGGATTTTGTTCTTGACATGAAGACACATGAAAATTCCAACAGTGATCGCGGCCAGGTAGATTTTTGTTGGGAAGATGGATATAGAAATTTTCCATTAACGTTCAGTGAAAGTGTTATTACAGGATCACCATTCCAAGCATGGCGAGCAGGATTCCGTGAAGGTGTTAAGATGACCTTACTTGACGGTGTCAAAGTTCCTCCTATGGAAATCAAAGAACGTATATGGTGGCATAATATCCATAGACTGCGTATGTGGTCAACAGTTGGTGCCCACGAAGAAAATGGAATTTATGCTGTGTATGGTGCTAGACTAGGCACATGGATGGCTAACTGCACACAGTGGAATTATGTTGATGTTCGAGATTTCGAAATACTTAGAGACATTTATTTTCAGTACGGTAAACCATATGAAGATGTAAACGGTGATGGTCTCATAGATGAGATCAAAAATCTAGGCGAAAAAATAAAAATGGGTCTAGGATTAGATTGGCCGTTTCTCGATGCACATCAAAGCAAATTTACTTTAGACCTGTATAATGAAACAATGAATTTAAACGACACTTATTTTAAGATGCCGGTGCCAACGAATGTATGATATTTTTTATGTTTCAGCAAGCAACGGAAATAGCAAAGACTGGGAAACAATAAAGTCTAGGTATCCTCTTGCTCAAAGACTTGCAAACATAAAATCATACAAAGAAATACAATCTAAATCTTTTACAAAAATGTTCTGGGTTATCTGGGATGACGTAGATTTAACATCATTTAATTTGTTAGATTACAAAATTACCAAGTGGGACGACACGTATGTTCATGTCTTCAAAAACAGTGAACACTATGACGGAATTTGTTTATTTCCCAAATCACTAACAATTTCTCAAAGAGAATTCTCTAACAGGTTTTTTACAGACAAAAAAGAAATAGATATCGTTGCTAGTATACCTAAAGGTTACAATAGGTTTGAAATAACAACCTATGATGATTATTTAGAGGCAGTTAACGAATCATCGACTGAAATGTTTTGGGCAATTTGGCCCGATATTGATATTGATGATAATTTTAAATTTGACTACAAAGTACCTAAGCACAATTCTAATATTGTACATGTTTTTAAAAATGGTAATTATTATGACGGTATATGTTTATTTCCTAAAAATAAATTAGTTTCTAAAAAAGAATTTTATCATAGGTTTTTTACAGATAAAAAAGAAATAGACATCATTGCCAGTAAACCAAAACAATATACCAAATACAGTCCTGCAACGTTTGAAGAATACCAAAAAATTACAGACGATATGTTTTGGGTAGTGTCTCCTGGAATTAAAATTCTAAACGAAGAAATTTTTAATTTATATTTTAGTCATCACAACAGTTATGATCGTAGAGAAAATCATGTTTTTAAAAATCTGTGCAACGGTGAAGAGCTTTACCTAACTGGTGTGATTCTTTGCAGCAAATTTAAACCGTTGTCTAAAAAAGAATTTGAAACACAGTATGCTGTTGACAAAAAAGAACACGATTTAGTAGTTTGTAAATTTGAATATCCTGTTTATACCATTAATAATTACGCTGAATATTTAGAAATTACTAATAATAGTCAACAGCCTATGTTCTGGTGCGTTTGGCCCGGAACAGAAGTAATAGATACATCTATTTTTGATCTTTATTTTAAACCCAATAACCCGACCTTTGATTATGATAGATCAGAAAATCATGTATTCAAAAATCTGTGTAATGATAAAGAATCATATCTAAGTGGGGTTGTTTTATTTTCTACAACAAAAATTATTTCAGAACGAGAATTTAATCGTAGATACTTAATTGATAAAAAAGAACATGACTTGATTGTTAGCCGTTATGTTTACCCTAGGTATAATTTAACAACTTATGCGGAATATTTACACGTTTTTGAAAATGAAACACAGCCAATGTTTTGGGGAATATGGCCGGAAATAGAAGTTGTCGATAACACAGTTTTTAATTTATACTTTGATCCCAATGATGGAAAGTACGATCACGATCGTAAAGAAAATCATGTTTTTAAAAACTTGTGCAATGATAAAGAAACATACCTGTGTGGATTAGTTTTGTTTTCAAAAGAAAAAATTATTTCAGAACGAGAATTTAATCGTAGATATTTAATTGACAAAAAAGAATATCCGTTAGTTGTTAGTCGGTATAGTTACAACAAATATGTGTTATCATCTTATGATGAATATATAGAAATTGCCAACAATGAAATTCAACCGATGTTCTGGGGTATATGGCCGGAAATAGAAGTCATTGATAACACAGTTTTTAATTTATACTTTGATCCCAATGACGGAAAGTATGATCACGATCGTATAGAAAACCATACATTCAAACACATGTTTAACGACTCAGCAATTTACAACAACGGTGTTGTTTTATTTTCTAAAGATAAAATTATTGGACAAAGAGAGTTTAATCACAGATTTTTAATTGAGAAAAAAGAACATGATATTTTAGCATCTAAACATCGTTTATATGATGTGGTGTTTATATCCTATAATGAAGCCAATGCTGAAGAAAATTATCTTAGGTTACTTGATAAATGTCCTAGAGCAAAACGAGTACATGGTGTAAAAGGCATTCACAATGCTCATATTAAAGCAGCAACATTATGTGACACTGATATGATATGGGTAGTTGACGGTGATGCAGTTATTGAAGATGATTTTAACTTTGATTTAGTCATGTCAAGTTATGACATAGATTGCGTACATGTATGGAGAAGTCGTAATCCCATCAACGATTTAGAATACGGCAATGGCGGAGTTAAACTATTACCCCGTCAGTTAACATTGAACATGGATACTAATACATCTGACATGACAACCAGCATATCTAAAAAGTTCAAGGCCATGAATACTGTGTCTAACGTCAACTCGTTTAACACTGACGAATTCACCACATGGCGTAGTGCATTTAGAGAATGTTGTAAATTATCTAGTCGTGCTATTGAAAGACAATTCGAAGAAGAAACACAGCAACGTTTAGACATATGGTGTAATACAGGACACGTATCACTGTTCGGTGAATACGCCGTAGCAGGAGCAAAAGCTGGCCGCCAATATGGTTTAGAGAATAAAAACAATCCAGAAGCGTTGAGACGAATCAATGACTTTGATTGGTTACAGGAAAAATTCCATGTCTCTAAATGAAAACATAAAAGGCAACGAGTTGGTTAAAATTAATGGACGATATCAGTCTAAATATTTTCACGATGCTGGAAATGTATTTACAGAATTAAATGAAGTTAGTCCTAGTTTTTGCCTAGCAAAATGGTTTAATGTAAGTATACATATCCCCACAGGCCAAACACATAGTTGTTATCATCCTCGTAGTCATAAAGTTCCGTTAGAAGAAATTGCAGTAGATGTAAGCGCTCTACACAATACTAAACACAAAAAAGAACAACGCAAATTAATGCTAGCAGGTCAGCGACCAGATGAATGTAATTTTTGTTGGCAAATTGAAGACAGCGGCAATCAACTAAGCGATCGTGCATATCGTAGTAAAGATGTCTATGAAGATGGTCTGATCGCAGAAGCTCAAGCATTGGGATTTGAAGGAAACGCCATACCTCGATATGTTGAAGTAAACTTCAATCAAGCCTGCAATTTTAAATGCAGCTATTGCAGCCCCCATCTAAGCACAGCTTGGCAGCAAGACATAGAACAAAACGGTGCTGTTATTTTATCAGATCGCTGGCACAATGATATCACATGGGTAAAGAAACTCAATATTGACAACGGTCCTGATAACCCGTATCTAAAAGCATTCTGGGAATGGATGCCAGTAATATACTCAAAGCTACAAACATTTCGCATGACTGGTGGCGAACCGTTGATGGATAAAAACACCTTTAAAATGTTTGATTACATACACGAACACCCACATCCTGCTTTAAACCTGTCTATAACATCAAATTGCTGCCCGCCAGGAAATCAGTGGAACAAGTTCATGATATCATTGAAGAAAATCACTGAAAAATCAGCAATTGATCATTTCATGCTGTTTTGTAGTTTAGACTCCTGGGGGAAACAGGCTGAATATATAAGATCAGGCATGGATTTTGATCTGCTTTACCAGAACATAACAGACTTTTTGGCCAACGGGGATAAACATAGTTTAACATTCATTATTACGTTTAATGTATTAAGTTACTCGGGTTTTGTAGAATACATTAAACATATTCATAAATTAAGAAAACAATACAGCAACGGCCGTCAGTTAATTTGGTTTGATATTCCTCAGTTACAAGATCCTGATTTTTTAAATTCGAAATTACTACCTGAAATGGTTATAGAATTGGAAAAGGCCAAAGAATACATGTTAGAGAATACTGAAGGATTGTTTAATCATCACAAAGGATTTAAAGATTTCGAAGTTAGTAAGATTCAACGATTGATAGATTGGGTTAAACAAGAATCTAATTTTGATAAAAATAAATCAATGAAAAACTTTTATTTGTTTTTCACTGAACAAGATAAACGCAGGAATACAAGTTTTGTAAATACGTTTCCTGAATTAGAAAATTTTTGGAAAGAGTGCAAAGGTAAAAATGGATCATAAATTACAATATATTAAACTAGTTCGAGACAAGTTAAACACAACCGGTCCCGGATTCTGCACAATGAAGTGGCTGCATCAAACTTTGTATTTGCACACAGGCGACAATCATAGTTGCTATCATCCAAGACCGCATCACATCAGTCTTGACGAAATCGCCGTTGATCCTAGTGCGTTACATAACACCAGCTGGAAGAAACAACAACGTAAGACCATGCTAGAAGGCGGCCGGCCTGATGAGTGTTACTACTGCTGGAACATTGAAGATTTGCCAGGAGAACATATCAGTGATCGCATGATTCATAGCAGCAGCGATTACTCTGTGCCTATTATTGACGATGTTGCAAAAATGCCTTGGGATCAACACATCAATCCACGCTATCTAGAAGTTAGTTTTGGTAATGGTTGTAACTATCGTTGCGGATATTGCTGTCCACAGGCAAGCACTATGTGGACAGAAGAGATCAAGAAGCATGGCAATTACGATCTAACCTATAACCAGTATGGTATAGAGTTCATGAGCAATGGTTCATATTACGGTCCCAAAGATGAGAATCCTTATATTGAAGCGTTTTGGAAATGGTGGCCCAGTTTGCGTAATGATTTGCATACCCTGCGTATCACAGGCGGCGAACCATTGATGAATCCGGGTGCTATGCAGTTTTTTGATTTGTTAGAAACAGAACCAGCACCTAATTTGGAAATTACAATTAATAGTAATCTCGGTGTATCGTTTGCCAAGGTAGATAGTCTAATTGAGCGTGTAAGTTCCTTGTTAAAACAAAAGAAGATCCGTAGTTTTAGTTTTTACACCAGCATAGACAGTTGGGGAGAACAAGCAGAATATATGCGTACAGGTTTAAACTGTGTTCACTGGGAACGCAACATGCGAGCTGTTCTTGCTACAGGAACTAGCGTAAACTTTATGTGTACGTTTAATGTGCTATGTGTTACCAACTTCAAATCTCTATTAGAAAAAGTTATCGAATGGAGAAAAGAATTTGGTCGTGATGCTATTAAATTTGATACTCCTTATTTAAAAGAACCACCACACTGGATGATTAATATTCTCACAGATGATTTTATTCAGCATATGGATGACACCTTGGCGTTTATTAAATCAAGTGAATGGTTGAGTGATTTAGAATATGAAAAGTTC